AATCCGATTTAGTTCTACCTCCACTGATTGCCGTACCGAGCGGGTATATGCCCATGATGGGGGGGGGGCGCTGCGGCGAATGATACGGGGACTGCGATTTGGCTTTCTGGCCGTGGGTGGTCAGTCAATGACCGCATCGAAAGTTGGGGCAATAGTGGTGGGCTGGGACATAGTCTCCGGGTAGACAATCAGTCAGAAGTGAAAGTAATTGGCCTACAGGCTACCGACTCGAATGGAACCGGCATCGCTATTACTACAAGTGGCACCACCAACATGCGGGACGTTCAGATTATTGGGTGCTTCCTCGACGGGAATGGCCAGAATTCCACTGGCACACGGATTGGACTTAATGTAGACGGGCAGGTCAGTGGTTCAGCTACACTCACTGGTGTCCGCATCACCAACTGTATAATCACCAACAACTGCACTGGCACAACGGATATAGCTGTCCGCTTTCAAAACGTAACTGACTTGTCTATAGAAGATTGCGAAGTTTCTAGCAACGCCGGAATTGGGGTACAAATAGATTCGACCTCCTCGGACATAACCTTGGACAATGTGGATGTGCTGGATAATGGACAGCGAGGCATCTTGGTTACTGCTAGCACCAGCAAAGTTCATATCAAAGGCGGAAGGGTTCAGAACAACCCGATTGGGGTGTCTGGCGGAGCTATTCAGCTAGCGGGGACTAACACTGACATTTCGATTGTTGGTGTGGACATACGCGATAATGGAAATGATAATACCAGCGCCTATGGCCAGATTTATGTTACTGGTACGTCTTCGGAACGCATCTTAATTGCGGACTGCCTACTTTATCAGGGCGCTCCTTCTAGCAGCTCCAAGCACGGCATTCGATTCAATGCAATACCTACTGGCGACGTTCATCTCTCCGGCAACGTCATTCTGAACCATTCTTCTGCTCCTATCCTCTACAACGGCTTCACCCCCACCACGGAAATCACTGGCTCCAACCGCACCGACAATGGCTGGGAAGCTGTCGGCTCAGTGGTCTTCAATGAGCCAGGCTTTGCGGCGGACTTCCGCGTGGAGGGGGATAACGACGCGAACCTCCTCTTTCTTGACGGTAGTGATGACCATGCCATGGTCGCCTTGAAAGAAGACTCTCTCTCTGCTATGCCTCGTTGGATTTTCAAACAGGTAGACTTCGGCGACATGACCGCTGCTGCCACCGCCGACACATTCACTCTCTGGACGCTGCCCGCTAACACCATGATTCACGACATCGTGGGCACGGTAGTAACAGCCTGGGCAGGCGGCTCTATCTCGGCTGCTGTTGCTTCAGTCGGCACCAACGGTGGGGCAGCCAATGACCTGACGCTCGACGACAACTTCTTCTCCGTGGCAACAGTATATGAACTTCACGACGCCACCGCAAGCGGGGGTAAAGGCGCGTTACTCTTTGACGCCACTGACAAATTTGCTCCCTATATGGCAGTGGCAGCTGCGACAGTCGAACTCCAAATGGACTTGACTGGCGACAACCACGCGAATGCAACAGCAGGCCAAGCGCGGATTTATGCGCTCGTATCGCAACCACTTGCCAATACTGCGACTGAGGCTAACTAAGTGCCTCCTATAGTTCCCATTGAACCAATCTACATTAGCAATTTCTCGATTGGGCTCTGGTCGAACCGCTCGCCATTTACACTGCCAGGCAATAATCCTTCGGCTCTACTGGATGGCCTCAACTGTGAGATTACACCCCAGCACACCATCAAGCGGAGAGCGGGCTACAATGCCCTGCTCAGTACGGCATTGGCAGGGGGAGAAAGTGCCCAACGATTCTTTTCGTTTCGGCAGTTGGACGACACCCTCCTGCTAGTAGTGGACGCAACCTCTGCTCTCAGGTCGATTGCTGTGGCTGGAAATACCATCACCACCTTCTATACGCCGACTACTACTAGCACGCCATTCTCATTCGCTCCGGTCGGTAGCATGCTCTACTTCGCCAATGGCAAGACTGGAGAAGAACAGAAGTGGGACGGCACTAACCAGACCCGTTGGGGAATCGTAGCTCCGACGGACACGCCCACAACTGCACAGACCGCAGGCACACTGACGGCAGCACGTGGCTATGAATACCGTTTCGTATACAAGAATACTAGCACTGGCCATATCAGCACCGCATCCACGGCATCGGCTTGCACTAATCCCTTTACTAGCAAGACAATTACTGTGACAGGCAACTTTGGCTCCGATGGACAAGTAGACCAGATTGAAGTCTACCGCAACGCGGATGGGGGAGGTATATTCTTTAAGTTAGGAACAGTCACCAACCCTAGCAGTGGTACGTGGGATTTTGTAGACCAAATTGCAGATTCTGCTCTAGGCACCTTAAAGGCTCCTCTGGCAGGGCTCAACGACCCACCCACTGATGCCATCAACAACGTGGTATTTCACAGTGGGCGGATGTGGGGCTCAGTAGACAACATCGTATTCTACAGCGGTGGGGGAGAGATACTCAATGGAGTGCCAGAAGAGGCATGGTCAGCTCTTAACTTCTTCAACTTCCCTGGTAAAGTGACGGCTTTATTCCCATTTTCTATTGGCCTATTAGTATTCACTGAGAGTGACCTATTCGTGATTCGCGGCATTGACCTGACCTCATTCTTCGCCATGCCCTGGCAGAAGCGTCTAGGCATCAATAGTAATCGGGCTATAGCAGGTACAGAAGATAGGGCATTCATCTTCACGTCCGAACGTGAGTTGCTATCCATTGCGCCGGAAGAAATACGAGAGGTAGGTTTTCCTATCGCTGACCGGCTGGCGGCCATTACACCATCGTCTGTCGAACTCACTCTGCACCGAGACGAAGCTACAGACAACAATCTCTATGTGAGCGATGGTAATAGTTTCTTCTACAAGATGGCCTTGGCTGACGAAGTGTGGAGTCCACGAGCCAACATCGTGGATGGTCTACAGACTTTGAGGTCAGTCGAGACAGCAGCAGGCGTCTTCAATCTACTGCTAGGTCGGCCCACTACCATTCTGAAGCGAGACAACACGGTGTTCACCGACAACGGCACAGCCTATGCCATGAATATGAGCTTCGGGTCGTTCGTCGTTGCTCCTCCCGGCCAACTCCGAGAGATTAGCTATACTATCTTAGAACGTAGTTCGGGCAACTCGGACTATGCAGTCGGTGTTCGGTTGAACGAGGTTGGTCTGGAATACAAACTCATACTTGAGCCAGTAGAAGACCCCCCCATATTAGCTGTCAGTGAGACGGCTCGCTCGATACGCTATCACATTCGGCAGATGGCTCGACACCTTCAACTCCAACTCTCTCTGCCTGCGGAGAACAATGGAACCGAACTCTATTCGCTAACATTGGTGGTCAAATAGTATGCCTACCGAACTAACACGACAGCGCATACTTGCAAAAATGTCGGGGGGATTTAATTCGCCAGATGGTCGTTGGGAATTCCCAACCTCTGCCTTTCGACAGGCCATAGATGAGGCTGTGACGACCCAACTGGTAGACAGAGGCTATCGTCTGGAGCCTCAGAATCCGCTGACGGCGCGGGACGATGGGTCAGTCGCTGCCATCGACGTTGTCTCATTTGTCGTCCATTGGCCGGACATACCTGGCGTCGCTTATCAAGCGGCCACCATTGGCAACTTAGCCTTCTCCACTCAGTATGCAGTCTACTTTGATGACACGGGTAGAGATGGTATACCGGATACCTGTTTCTTCGTCACACAAAGTGGAATCGAAATGTTAGAGAGTCCCAACCGGATATTCCTTGGAGTCATCACAACCCCGGCTGATGGTGGTGGTGATGTCACGACCCCTGATACGCCTGGGGGCGGTGGATATGGTGGTGGTGGTGGCGACGGTAGTGCTAGACTTCCTTTCGACGACTAGGATAAACTATGGGTAAGAAAGATAGAGAATTACTAAGACGCCTGTCACAGCAGTTGTTCGGCATCATGCAACAGCAATTAGGCGCACAGACTGGCCTGCTCAATTTTCTCAAGCAGCGGCTGGACTTCGTGTTTGACCCCGAATTCACAGGCTTCCTACCAGGAGAGGAGGCGGCTCTCCGCACACAAGCCTTCGAGGAAACCACTGGCCGCTTCGATGTAGCCCGTCAACAGATACAGTCACGCGCCGCCATTCTAGGTGGCCGCCAACTGCCAGGTGGTGCAACCATAGCTCTACTAGGCGGAGTCGAGGCAGCCGAAGCTGAAGCTCAAGCTGGTGCCCAGCGTCAAATCAGCATTGCTGGGGGCGAACGCAGACTGGCTAGCATCTTCAATGCGGGCTCCATCCTCCAGGGCAATGCCGCTCTCTTAAATCCCGCAGCCTTCAGTGGCCAAGCTGTCGGAGGGCTTGCAGCTCTCAATGCTCCATCACAAGGGGGCGGCTTACTCAACTCTCTCATTAGTGCTGGGGCGTCTATCGCAACAGGTGCGGTTTTAGCTTGTTGGGTCGCCTACACCCTCTACGATAGCTACACCGCACGCTACATCCAGACCCACCTCCACGAGCATCCTCAATTCGCGGCCATCTACCAGCGCGAAGGACGGGAGTGGGCCACCCTGATTCACCAATCCTTCCTCGCACACATCATGTTGCGCCAGATATTCGACACCCTGCGAAGGTAGAACATGCGCCGACTAGAAGCACTAGCAGACGCCATAGCTAAGTACACGGGCTATCACAGTCCAGACAGTGAAGCATATCAGACACG